GGCAGACACCATTTTACCAGTTATCATTTCCATTTCTTCCTTTTTGACATCATTTGTTAGCTTTTGTGTTAATTTAAGAATATCACTTGATAATGTCTGGGCCTCTGTTTCATTTAATTGTTTCTTTTTCATACCATCGACATATCTAAAATATAGTTTAAAAAATTCTGCTAATGCATCATAAAAAGTCATATGTAACTGAAGATTTATCTTACGCGCTTCTAAAGTTTTAACTAATGAATCAAATTCTCCAGTAATTTGTGCATTTAATACTTCATTACCAATTAAGAATTTTTTATTATCTCTATTATATTGGATGCGATTTATTATATTAGTATGTAATGTATCCAAGTTTGTAATAAAGGTTTGCTGTTTTCTTTTTAAATTTTCTAAATCATTCGTATTTTTAATTATAGTTGAATTTCCCATATATATATTATAATAATAATATATATTTTAAAGATTCTGTTAATTTCAAGTATAAAATTAATATATATTTTAAATATAAAGTTTATTAAAGGTATGAAGGTAATATATACCTTGCAAAAGACAATCGGCAAGATCATCTTTTTTATTATTTTTGTTAAAAAATTCTAAATGACTCATCATGTTTTTTTTTAAAAGTAATTCTTGTGTGTATTTGATTCCTAATTTTTTTCTTTCAGAATATGTTGTTTTTTTAGTATTATTAAAAAGTTTTAATTTGTTAGCGGAAGACATAAATTCAATATTATAATTATTACAATCAATAAAATATTGAGCAATCATTCCTTGTATGGTTTTCATTCTATTTGCTATTGGACTAATTTGATTTTCTAAAATTATAATATCTATTTTATGTAAATCAATATTTGTAAATAATTCATTAAATTCCTTTTTTAAATTAATACCTAAATCAATTAAATTTATATCTTTTGCATTTAATTGTTCTATTTTATTTAAACAAGTATTATTAATATGATCTTCAATTAATTTTATTAATTCATTTTTAGATATTGATTTATTATATTCTATATTATTATCATTTGCTATAGATATAATATTTTTTAAATTTTGTTTAGATAAAGTTTTGGTATTAATTGTTGGAATTTTATATTCAGTATTCTTAGTATGTTTATTGCAAAAAAAATTAAAATCTTTACAAAATTTAGCAGGTTTTATACATGAAGAACAATTAGGTATTTTATTGCAAAGATTAATTACATTCCATTTTTCGATATGAAATTCTTCTTTATTTTTGTCATGTTCAAGAATAACAAAAGCCAAATTTTTTATTCCTATATCAATACTAAGAACTTTCATTAATATAAATAAATAATTTTATTTATATTAAAATAATATATAAAGCTTCATTAGTAAAAATATCTGATAAAGATGATATGATATTATATATAATTGTTATTTTTACTTGTGACGCTGAATTTTTATTAATAAAAATTATTTCTTATATTGTTTATATTGAAAATTTTATAAAGTTTTAATGCATATTGAATATACGATTCTGTATAAATAGTACATAAAGAACATAGTTAATGAGTTAAGAATTAAAAACATACCACTTGTCCTGGATTTTTTGTCTAACATTTGATAAACACCATTTAATACTGCAAATACAGCAAAAAATAATGTTAAAAGACCAAGAAAATAGTATACAGTGCAATGTTCTTTACCTAAAGGCGCCATTAAACTGTCTAGAAAAGCCATCGGCATAGTTTTATAATATAGTAATAGATTATTTCTTTTTAATAATAAAAAATAATTAAAAAGAAGTTTTTTTTATTTTTCTTTATTTGGAATTTTAAATCTAGGTGCATGCATTTGAGCTTCTAAAATTTGTTTTGATAAATATATATTTTTTAAATCACTTGTTTCATAACCATATGGTTGATCATCTGAAACTATAGAATCAAAAATATATGGTTTTGTTGTTGGTAAATTTTGATTCGATGATGAATAGTATGGGCATGTAGAACATTCATTGCAAGCATTTAACTGATTATTTTTAATTATTGAATCGGCATTATTTTGTAAATATTTCCTATAATCACTATTAGTTTTAATATTAGCGTTTTCTTTTAATTTATTATCTAAACTGGCACCAATTTGGTAATTAGAATAATTTCTTCCATCATTCATTATGGGTGGAAAATTAAAGTGAATATTATTTGAACCTTTATAACAAGTACCCCAACTCATTTAATATATAATTTTATAATATATTTTAATTAAAAAATTTATTGTAATAATTTAAGTAAATCTTTTTTTTGCATTTTTTGTGCGTCTTCATTACTTTTTAAATCTTTAGTTACTACTAAACTTCTTAATTCATCTACTTTCATTCTACTATAATTTTTTTTTTCATTAACTTTTTCACCAGTTTCTAGTTCTGTTTCTGATGTTTCTAATTTAATAATTTTTGAATCTAAATTTAATTCATTTAAATTAATTGGTAAATTTGTAAAAAATACATCTTCTGAATCTTGTTCATTTTTTAAGTCAAAAGTATCATGTTTAAATAATATATCTTTTTCATTAATGTCATTATTATCTTTTTGACTTTCTTCATCGCTTTCTCCGTCACTTTCTCTGTCACTTTCTCCGTCACTTTCTCCGCCACTTTCTTCATGTAAATTTTCATCACTTTCTTCATTGTCATTATCAGTATCATATTCATTATCATCATCTTCATCGTTTTCATCATCTGAAACACTTATTCTATTTTTGTTTTGTAAATTAATATTAGTATTAGAAATAGATTCTAAACTTCCGAATTGACTCTGTTGATTAACTAAAAATTGATTATGATTATTATAATTTACTATAAAATTTTGTAAAATTTTACCATGTTCAATTAAACTATTTTCTAAAATATTTAACCGTCTATAACTATATAACATAACTGCTCCAGAAACTAATAATAATAAGCCTAAAGTAATTATAAATCCTGTATCTATAAAATTTAATAAAGAAATCATTAAATTTTATTTTTATTTTTTTTAAGAATGTTAAACGAATATATTTTTAATATTGATATATATATAATGAAATTTATATTATTGGCCGGTTTAAGTTCTTTATTTTTTGTAATAATGGAATTATTATATAAATTTACTAATTGTCAGTCTATCAACACTGATATATTTGTTACTACATGGTTTATTATTTGTGGATTAGTCACACTACCTTATTATTTATATAGGAATTATCACAAACAAAAGCTACCAAATGAAATTATATTTATAATTATAGTAATGGCATTATTATCATTTATTGGAAATTTAATTTATTGGAATGCATGTAAAAATATGAAAAATCCCGGAATTACAAGAGCAGTAAATTCAGGAGTTCTTATAATGTTATTAGCAATTTTAACTTCTGTTACATTAAAAAACTATTTATCATATATACAGGGCTTCTCTATTTTATTAATTGTTGTTGGTATTTCATTATTATTAATGAATAATAATTAGTTTTTTAATAATTTATCAATAATAGTATCTGGATATTCTAAATCTCTTAATACTTTTAATCCTCCTTTAATTTTACTTATTCCTTTTTTAATTTTATAAGTAAATTTAAAATCATCATTATTTTTATTTTTCTTAATTTCCATATGATAATTTTTTGAAATATTTTTATCTAATTGCTTGCACAATTTATAATAATGTGTTGTTAATATATAATTTACATTATTTTTTTTATTAATATGATTTAAAAATGCAGATGCACTTGTTACAGCTTCTTCGGGATTAGTTCCACTATATAATTCATCAAATACACAAAAATGATTTTTATCACTATTATCTTCTATTATATTTAATATTTCTTTACATCTTCTTGCTTCTGCCTGAAATAAACTATCTCTCCCTGATGTATCAGGTATATTTATATAGCAATGTATAAAATCATAAATTTTAGATTCTGCGCTGTCAAAAAATCCACAACCTATTTGTTGAGAAAGTAAAACATTAAATAATGTAGATTTTAATAATGTAGTTTTACCAGCTGCATTAGGACCAGTTAATATTAAATTATTATCTAATTTATAACTATTTTTTACAATATTATCACTACTATCTCTCAATAGCTCACTATAATATGAATTAATAAAACTAGTTTTATTATCATTGTTTACAAAATTTGTAAAATTAATTGTATTATTTTTTAAATGTTTTTGAATTGAAACCAAATTTTGTATATAACTGTTACAACCATACGAATAATAGAGAGATTTTATTATATTTTTATCATTATGTAGCTTATAGAAACATTTCATTAAATGTCCTAACTCAAATAATTTACTAAAACTGAAATTATAGTCTTTAATTTTATTCAAATTTAATAAATAATTATTTAGAACATTTATGTTTTCATTTAAAAATTTATTAAAATTATCATATGCCAAGAGAGATTCTGTATATTTTAATAGATTTTTGAATTTATTAATAGAATTTGTAATATAATCTCTCAATTGAAATAATTTATCATGCATATATTTTATATTTTTATAAAACTTACCACAACTAATTACATTTTGATATATTTGAAATATATAGAAAACAATGCTTATTAATAAATAAATCTTGGTTGATAATGGTGCATCATAAAAATCATTAAAAAATTTACCTATTATATGATTATTAAAGACATCTTTTAAATGAACTAAATATGATTCTAATGTTACCTCGTGTCCTTGAAGTTTAATAATAAAAAATGGTAATAATAATAATAATATAGGTGCTAATATACTTAATACTGGATTAGCCAAATTAAATATTGATAACATTTGCATACATAATTCATTATTATTGTATTTATTGAAATATGGTAAATCTATAAATTGATATTTTTCTTTAAATCCATTATCTTTTATTATTTCTTCTGAATCAGTAAAAATTTTTTCATTTTGAGTTGCTTCATCTTGAAAATTAACATTATTTTTGAAATTTTTTAATAAATTTTGAGTTTCAGTTAAATAATTTTTATCATTGCTATAATATTTACCCCATTTTAAAGCTATTGATTGTTCTAGTGTATTTTTTGGTTCTAAAAGAACATAATACAAGTTTTTTTTATATAAATTATTTGATATATCTAATTCGTTTAATTTATTTAATTTATCTAATTTATCTAATTTATCTAATTCATCTAATTTATCTAATTCATCTAATTTATCTAATTCA